TAGTATCTAAATTAAATGGGATATTAAGAGATAAGGATGGTAAGATATTAACCTTACAAACCAAACTCCAGAATAATGTGTATACTTCTAAAGCACAAGTACAAACAATTACCAAAGTAATTAAAGGCAATGATGTATACCACACTAAAGTAGTTACCAAAACATTGAAGCCGGAAAGAATTAAATACATCCCTAGTTGGGTGATCTTTCTAGCTTATGTTGGGGGTATTGTGTTATTCATCTTGTTAATCTATATTTTATTCAAATTGATTTCAAGTAGACTACCATGAAAACTAAAATAACTCTCCTTACATTGTCATTTCTATCATTCTTCTCTCCAATAGAATTAAGTGCAATTCTGTTAATGTGTATAATCTTTATTGATACAATAGTTAAACTTATCTCTCTTAAAAAAATTGCATGTGCAGAAGGTAGAAAATATAAAGATGTTTTTCAATCTAAGGTATTAAGAAGAGGTTATATATTTAAAGGTGCCGGTTATTATATATTTGCCGGAGCAGTATTTCCATTAGATTATTACGGCTTTACTCCATTTGCACAAGGACTCATTAAAGCAACGGGATATGATATTATTATACCTTCTAAAGCTTTCTTTACAAATGCACTTATTTATATATTTGCCATTATAGAGTTATCATCTATTAATGAAAACTGGTTTGATCTTACAGGCAACAATATTTTTAGAGGAGTATTTAGAGTTGTTAAAGCTATTAGAGGTGGAATACAAAAAGTCTCAGATACTTATAAAAACATAAAAGAGTAACTTATGAGTTATAGTTTTTTACAAGAAGAGAAGTCACCTAGAATTTTAGTTCAAGCTGTAAAACTACTTGGAGTTAAAGAAATAGTAGGTTCAAAACATAATCCAGTAATTATGGATTGGGCTAAAGAACTTAAATTAGATAAAGTTTATACAGCAGATGAGATTCCATGGTGTGGTTTATTTATTGCATACTGTGCTCATGAAGCTGGTGTACAAGTAGTTGATAAACCTCTCTGGGCTTTAAATTGGGCTAAATACGGAACTAAAGTAACTGAACCTATGCTAGGTGATATACTTACCTTTAAAAGAAACGGAGGAGGTCACGTAGGACTTTATGTAGGAGAAGATAAAGATTGTTATCATGTGCTTGGTGGAAACCAGGGAAACTCAGTATCAGTCACAAGAATATTAAAATCAAGATTGCATCAAGCAAGAAGAACTGCATGGAAAGTTGCTCAACCAGCAAATGTCCGTAAAATTCAACTTAGTGCAAAAGGTATAATCAGTAAAAATGAAGCATAATGAAATTTAGAAACAGTTGGAATGCAGCAGCTAAGCAATGGGATAAGCTGATAATTAGATTAAGAATCTCATCATTAGATATCTTTGCTCTTGAAGTAGATCTATCAAGAGACTTTTATTTAATAACAATATTAAACTTAACTCTTAAAAACAGGTAATCATGATACATAGTAAAAATCAAATGATCAGATCCATGAAGAGCTATGAAGTAGGAGGGTCATCAGATGACTCTTGTATGGAAACAGTAATGGTTGATGGTAAACCAAAAAGAAGAAGAAAAAAGAAATGCGGTGCAGGTAAAACAAAGAGAGTTTTTTCAGCTGGAGAAATTGGAAAGACTGCTGCTAAAGTAGCCGCTGGAACAGCAGCCTTGATAGGTGGTATAAAACTTGATAAAAAGTATGGTCTTGTTGATAAAGCTAAAAAAGCATTAGGCATGAAAAAAGGTGGAACTGTAAAAAGAACTGCTAAGAAAAAGTAATATTACTTAAACTACTATGATCCAGGTACTTTCTGTGCCTGGATTTTTTTATTTAAACAATATACATTTAAACTTATTTTGTATATTTGTTGTAAACCAATAAATTAATTATTATGGAAAACCAACAAGAAAGAGAGTTTACAGCTGAAGAACTAGCTGCTCAAAAAGAACAAATGCTTCAGTTCTACACTGAATCATTACCTTATTTAGAAGCACAACTTAAGTATGAAGATGTACTTATGAAAATTGATGAAGCTAGATTTAAGAGAACTAATATTCAAATGCAGTATGCAATGATGGCTCAAGCCCAACAAGAGGTAGAACAGGAACAAGAAGAAGGTGATGAAGAAACACAAGAAGCACCTAAAAAAAGACAACTTAGAAAAGATTAGTCATGGCACTTGTTAATCAAGTACAAAAAAGAATTAGGATGTCTAAAAATGACATCATTAAGTATCAAATCTTAACACACTGCTATGTTAACCGTATACAAGTAAGTAGTTCAGATTTAGAGTGCTTGACTCTTTTGGCTATTCTTGGTCCTATTGAATTAACTAGTTTTTGTTATGATGCTTTTGAGGAATATGAAATTTTTAAATCTTCACAAACTGTAAGAAATTGTATAAATAAATTTGAAAAGAAAAATATAGTTAATAAAGATTCATTAAATAAAAAAATTATTTTAATTAATCCTATTATTAAAATACAAACTAAAGGTAATATTTTATTAGATTTTAAATTCTTTGCGAATGAATCCTAAGAAACCTAATATAATATATAAATCACTTGCAGAAGAATTAGAAACAAGTGAAGATTTAGTAGAAGATTTAATTCAATTTTATTATAAGGCTTTAAGATTAAAACTTTCAAACTTAGAATCACCAAGAATAAATGTAGAAGGTTTAGGTCATTTTGTTATCAAACCTATATCAGTTAGGAATGCAATAACCAGATATTCTAAAGTTTTAGATAATCATGACATTTCAACATACAATGCATATTTTCATAAAAAAATGTTAGAAAATAAACTTACTTCTTTAATAGAGATTGAGAAAAAAATATGTGAACAAGAAGAAATAAAAAATAATTTTAAACAAATTAAAAATGAAAGCAGCACTCAGAGCAATTTGGGAGAACAAAAGTAAGATTATTGAAGGCATCAAGAACTCAGTTATTAGAGATGAGTTTGTAGAAGATGTTGCCCGCATGAGATTTGATGTTTGTGATGAATGCCCAAGCAAAGGAAAGAAATGTGCCGTAAAGGGTACAGCACCATGTTGTAATGAATGTGGTTGCTCATTAGCTTTTAAAACCAGATCTCTTTCTTCAGACTGTCCTCTTGGTAAATGGCAAGCAATTGCTACAGAAGAAGAAGAAGATAAACTAGATGCATTATGAGTATAGTATTTAATGCAGATGATCACAGTTATGTTAGTGTAGATCCAAATGATCAGATCAAATGGACTAGTGTAACCACCTTGATATCTAGTTTAAAGAAGCCTTTTGATGCAAAAGCTGTAGCAGCAAAAGTTTCTAAAAACAAAAAATCAAAGTGGTATGATATTTCTCAAAAAACTATACTAGAAATATGGGAAAATGAAGCTAATAGGGCTACTACACTTGGTACATTTTATCATAATCAAAGAGAATCTGACTTATGCTCATTAGCATCTATTGAAAGAGAGGGTGTGACAGTTCCGGTGTTTAAACCTTATGAAGGAGAAAATGGTTTAAAAATTGCACCTTTACAGAAATTAGATCCAGGTGTGTATCCTGAACATATGGTTTATCTCAAGTCAGCAGGCTTGTGTGGCCAATCAGATTTAGTTGAAGTAGTCAATGGTAGAGTTAATATCATTGACTACAAAACTAATAAAGAGATTAAAACAGAATCATACAAGAACTGGGAAGGTATGACAGAGAAAATGCTTGACCCAGTACAACATTTAGATGATTGTAACTTTAACCACTATGCTTTACAGCTCAGTGTTTATATGTATATTATATTAAAGCATAACCCTAAGTTACAACCGGGTAAGATATTTATTCATCATATTACTTTTGAAACAGCTGGTGAAGATAAATATGGTTACCCTATTGCTAAATTAGATGTAAATGGTGAGCCTATTGTAAAAGAAGTTATTCCAATGCCTGTGCCTTATCTATATGATGAGGTTATTGCAATAATTAACTTTATGAAAGATCATCCACACTTAATTAAAAAGAAATAATATGAAATTTTATGAAGTAAGGCATTATGATGCAAATTATCCAGGCCGTAATAAAATATTAGCTTATACAGGTATTGTATTATTTAGATACAAAGGGAAGTTGTTATGTTATCTTAAACCTTTAAAGAATAAAACTAAGGGTTTTGAAGATCCTAAAAATCCAGATATGTATTTACCAAAAGGATTTATTGTCTGTAGAAATGAAAGTTTATTATATCATCATTGTTATTTAGCTTCAGGTTTTATAGATGGTTTAAAGAATATATTAGGTATAAAATCAGAACCAAAAACTGAAAACCCATTTGTATGATTATAAGACTGTTTGATGTTCAGAATGGTAAAGTAATTCCTACAGAACATTGTTATACACTTAAGGCACTTAAAGATATCATGGATAACTATCCAGATGATCATCTTAAAATATATCAGTATCTTTTCTATATGACATGTCCTAATCCAGATATGAATCCATTCTTTCATACTCCTGAGATTGACAAAGAGCACATAATACTAAAAGAAATAGAAGCAGAATTCTCTACAGAAGATGATGATATACATACTGCTCTCTTATTCTGTCAGAGAATGTATGAAACTCCTACATCTAGAGCATACCAAGGTATGGCATCTATGTTAGATAGATTAGCTAGATATATGGAAACTACACCTATTACTGCTGGTAGAGACGGTAATATTAATTCTCTTGTAGCAGCAGCAAAAAATTTTGATCAGATTAGAGCATCATTTAAAGGGGTATATAAAGATCTTCAAGATGAACAGTCTAGTAAAGTAAGAGGTGGAATCGGAATGGCATATGACCAGTAACTATGAGTGAAATCTATCAAGACATACCAACCTATGACAATGGAACATGGACAACAACAACCTTTGAATCCAGAGAAGACTTCAGTAACTTCATATTTGGGGTTTTCAAAGAACCTGGTAAGTACGGCCTCAATGACACTACTAATCAGATATTTATATCAGAGTCAAACAAGTTTAGAAGTGATGGAGTATATTGCACAGCCCCCTTCAAATCTAAAGACTTTATAGCTTATTGGGATGATCAAAAAGCAAAATGCAAAAAAGGCATAATAGTTAAAGACTTAGGTAACACATGGTTTCTTGCAAGAGAATACTATATGTGGTTAAACTTCTTACCAATCTTTGATAAAGAAATACAGAAGTTTGGATTTGCTAAGATAAGGGATGCACAATACCATATGGCCCTTTATGAACTATTAGCAGAACTAAATTATAAGCATGTAGCTATTCTAAAGAAACGTCAGATTGCATCTTCTTACTACCATATGGGTAAACTTATAAATCAGCAATGGTTTGAACCAGGGGTTACTCTTAAGATAGGTGCATCACTCAAAGATTATATAAATGAGAAAGGTTCCTGGAAATTTTTACAGGAATATGCAGCATTCTTAAATGAGCATACAGCATGGTATAGACCTATGTCTCCAGACAAGGTTATGATGTGGCAACAGAAGATTGAAGTAAGAAAAGGAGATAGAAAAACAGAAGTTGGTCTCAAAGGTACTATACAAGGTATGTCATTTGAGAAAGATCCAACAAATGGTGTAGGGGGTCCGGTAAAATACTTTTTCCATGAGGAAGCCGGTATTGCACCAAAGATGGATCAGACATATGAGTACATGCGACCAGCCATGCGCTCAGGTATGGTTACTACAGGTATGTTCATTGCAGCAGGATCTGTGGGTGACTTGTCTCAGTGTGAACCACTAAGAGATATGATTCTCAATCCACTTTCAAAAGATATTTATGCAGTTGAAACTAACCTTATTGATGAGAAAGGTACTGTTGGTTTGTCAGGATTATTTATTCCTGAGCAATGGTCAATGCCTCCTTATATTGATGAGTTCGGTAATTCTCTGGTGGAAGAAGCTCTAATAGCTTTAGATAATCAGTTTGAACAATGGAAGAAAGAACTTAATCCAGAAGATTACCAGTTAAGAATATCTCAGCACCCAAGAAATATTAGAGAAGCATTTGCACATAGATCAGTATCTATTTTTCCAACACATTTAGTTGCTGCTCAACAAAGAAGGATTGAAGAGAAAGAATATGCATATGAGTTCTTAGATATCTTTACAGATGATATAGGCAAAGTTGCTGTAAGATCAACTGATAAACAACCAATTAAAGAATTTCCAGTTCCTAAAAAATTAGAAGATAAAACAGGTGTGCTTGTAGTATGGGAAAGACCAATTAAGGATCCAACTTTTGGTCAATATTATGCATCTATTGACCCTGTATCAGAAGGTAAAACAACTACATCAGAGTCACTCTGTTCTATTTATATTATGAAAGCTCCTGTAGAAGTAACTAAAGTTACTGTAGGAGAAACAGAAACATATGTTGAACAGGATAAAATTGTGGCTGCATGGTGTGGTAGATTTGATGATATTAATAAAACTCATCAGAGACTAGAGTTAATTATAGAATGGTACAATGCTTGGACATTAATTGAAAATAACATTTCATTATTTATTCAATACATGATATCTAGAAAGAAACAAAAGTATCTTGTACCAAAGAGTCAAATTATGTTCTTAAAAGATCTAGGTTCAAATGCTAACGTATTCCAGGAGTATGGTTGGAAAAATACCGGTACATTATTCAAGGCTCACTTGCTAAGTTATACTATAGAATATTGTAGAGAAGAGTTAGATGTAGAAACTAAAACAGATGGTACAGTTGTACGGACAAAGTACGGAATAGAGCGTATACCAGATCCCATGTTACTTAAAGAAATGCAAGAATATGCAGATGGTGTCAACGTGGATAGACTTGTTTCATTTGCAGCCTTAGTTGCATT